ATTCCTTCAGGAATGAAAGTTGTCTATAACCCTCATTGGTTTAATAAACATCAAGTTGAAGTCACGGGGCCAGATGCTGTTGATCAATGGACTGATTCAAAAAGTGGACACACCTTTTGGCCCAACGGTCGTGTGACAGATAATAAAAATAAATTAATAGGTATGTGGGCTAATGCCAATGGGCTAGGAGGCATATCTACTTTTGCCAAAGGCGGAGTGGCTAGAACTAATTCTTCAATAACTTATCATAAACAACATATGAATCGTCAAGCCCGTCATTTTGATACAGGTGGTCATATTACAGGTCCAGGAACTGGAACGTCTGATTCAATTCCCGCCTATCTTTCAAATGGTGAGTATGTAATTAAAGCAGATTCCGTTTCACATTATGGCAAAGGATTTTTTGATAGTCTCAACGCTAAACATCTTGCAAAAGGCGGGGTAGCAAGAACAAACTCTTCTATTACCTATCACAAACAGCATATGAATAGGCAAGCAAGACATTTTGCCAAAGGAGGATTCCTAGGTGCACTGTCTGGTATATGGCATTTCTTAAATTCAGGTCCAAAAAATCCTGTTATTAATGGAAAAACTGTACAACCTATGGGTGCTATGGATGCACCAATTGGACCAAGCGACATAGCTGAATTCTATAATGCTTTAGGTTTTATTGCAAAACTAGGAAAAACATCTGCACAAGATATAGTAAGTTTAATAAAAACTGGCAAATTTACAGATAAACAAATAGGTTCTGGACTTTTAAGAAGATATGCTGAAGGAACAAGATCTGATAACTCTGAATTATTAAAGGTTCCAGATTATTGGAAATATGTTAATACATTAAGAGAAAAGACAACAGGGGAGATGTGGCGTGGTCTTGGAGTAGGTAAGCCACACTATGGAACTCCCGAAAGCCTTAAGAATGGATTACCTTCATGGCTAAACTCTAGTATTGCTGAAATAAAAAATATTCATTCTACTCCAACAATGTCATTAGTAGAAAAAAGAAGAGCATCAGGAGGATTGCTTGATGCCTTGTTAGGTAAAGAGTTTATAATGGGTCCACGATCATGGACAACAGATAAAGATATTGCAAGAACATTTGCAAAGTCAGCTACATTGGGTAATGGTCGTGCAGCAACTCCTAATGGATTAAAAGAGTTTTTGCTTAAAACACATCTGCAAAATACTAATGCTTTGAATGTTTCTAAATTGTTCCCAGATTTGACGTACTCTGGTGGACAAGCTATGAATGAAGCTGAATCAGTATTTGGTGGTAAATTTCAAATTCAAAGAGCAGGAATAGACGGATTAATATTAAAGCAAGTATTTGGTAAAGCTAATGGTGGTATGATAAAACTCCCTTCATTCGCCACTGGAACAAGTTTCGTTCCACACGATATGATTGCTCAAATTCACAAAGGTGAAGCAGTTGTGCCTGCACACTTAAATAATGGTACAATGGGTAATACATACAATATTACAGTAAATGCGGGTTCTAATGCAAGTCCTACTGATATTGCTAAAGAGGTTATGAATACTATAAAGCGTCAAGAAGCTATGAGTGGAAGAAAGACTAGGGTGGGTCAATAATGTCAGGTTTAATTAATGCTGGCTTTGAAGTATCCCTAGATAATACTACTTGGTATTATATTACAGATGATAACCGTCAACCAATAAAGATTGCTTATGAAATTATTGAAAAAACTAGTCGTATGGCTGATGGAACATTAAGAAGATACGTTGTTGCTAGAAAACATAAGGTTACCGCCTCATGGCAGAATACTTGGAGTAGTACCGCCAATACTTCTGATGGTAATAAAGGCGGGGCTTGGTTGAAGTCCTTTTATGAAGCTAATGCATTCGTACCTATCTATGTTAGATTAACCGTTGCTTCAGTAAATACACAAAATATATCTACAACATCTGGATTTCCTCCTACAGAAGTTGTTGCAAGTCCATATGTATATACAGATACAGATACATATGTGCCATCATTTTCTGCAAATCAATCAGGAAATATGACTTATTATGGTTTTATAACTAATTTTGATTATGAGGTCTCTAAACGTAACATTAAATATGATTTCGTTAATATGAATATAGAATTTACGGAGATCTGATGCTAGGTTCATCTGCTATACAGCAATATTTTGCTTCGGGTAATTCACACTATATATCTCCTCAAGTTTCTTTTGAATGGAATTATAACTTATTTTATGCTCCATATTTAACAACAAATAGTTCTCCCACAAAAATATCAATATCTGATTCTTGGTCCAGTTCAAATAATACAATAACTACCGTTACAAGTGGAAGATCTACTACAGTATTTTTAAATGACACGGGTCAAACGACCAGATCTTGTATATCTATAAACACAACTAATAATTCAAGTTTTGCGGGATTTGGTGATGCATCAATTACTTTAAGTGAAATATCATCTACCACTAATGCTTATAAAGTAACATTTTTTGCAAAAGTTGATAGAGATGCACAAGTCAATTTATCAGCTTTGGCATACATTGATTATCATAGAGCACACTCATCTTCTCAAATAATAGATAGCGTTCAGTGGACAAAATTTGAAATTTATTTAAGCTCCCAACCATTAGGCACAGCGTATTCTTCACCAACTATTTCATTGCATCATAATTCATTAGATGGAGCTACAACATATGGAGTTTTAATTGATCAACTTGAAGTTCATCTAACAAGTGATTTTGAGTATAAATATGGCAACCTGTGGAGTACAGCTGCACCATTTAATGCATTTAGACCAGGAGAAAGTTTTGTTCCTTCAGGTAATTCTTTATGTCAATTGCCTTCAAATTTTAGAAAAATTAATACAGATTTAAGTATTTCTACGGGATCTCAAGTAAGTAATTATAAGTGGAATTCACAAACTATGCCAGTAAGTCCTGTTGTTTACCACCCTACCCTTCTTGGAACCAATGCTCCAAACTTTAATCCTATTTATAAAAATGGATCATTATCAGAATGGTCGCAATATAAGTATTTTGTTGCAGATTCATCAACACCAACAATTTCTGCTGTGTACGATCAGCTTTTAAATGTAAACAAAATTATAATTAAATTTAATACTGTATATTCTGTACCGTCATCATTTACAGTTGCTCTGGGCGGTTTTACAAACACTGCTTCTGGCGGTGATATAACAGCATACTCTTATAGCACTACTTTAATAAATTCAGATATAGATAGTTCAGGAACATGTATTTTGTACTACAACCCAGCTGGTGGATGGTTTCCAGGCACCAATCCTAGCGGTCCTTGGACTGGAACAACAGATACTACTTCTGTGCCAGGAACTCCATCTTTTGATTATCAAGGGAATATAAAATTTGGAGGGGCTAAGGGTGGAACTGTAAATGCAACAGTTCAAATAAATTCTATACAAGTTACTCAAAATTCTTCAACAGTAAATAGTGCTTATTCATCTTATACTTCTGTAGATGAAAATTTGACAGGCACAGGGTCTAAGGTTGATAAGACATCAGAATTTCAAAGAATGCAAATTGTTGAGATATCCCCTAGACTTGAAGTTGATGTATCTTATTACACAATGTCTGTTCAAACAGATGCGGAATTAGATAATCAACAAAACCCATTGCCAATATCTCAAATATCTTCTAATATGGCTACAGTAACATTAAGTAGCATACCTTTGAATGTAAGCAATACCATTGTAAGTTTATTTTCAAACAATTCAACAAATTCAGTATTAAAGGGTTTGTTTAAAAACTATGTGAAATGTTATGTCGGATATAGAATCCTAGATTCAGTTACAGGATCTTCCAGCTCAGATAAAGTTATCCCAGGCGGAGTATTCTATGTTGATACATGGGATATAAGCGATGTTGAAAAAACTGTTGTTACCGCTTATGATATAACCAAATATTTACAGTTAGTACAACCAACAGATTATGTTTCACAATCTGAAGATGGGTTTAGATTAATAAGTAATATTTTAGATTTTGCAGGATTTACAGACTATGACTACGATAGTCTTAAAAAGGTAACTTCTTCAAAACATACGAGTACCTCTGGGATACAAACTACATCTGAGACTCCTATAAGAATAAGATATTTTTATGTAGATGGATCTCAGCAAAAAGTTTTTGACGTATTAAGAGAAATATTTGAAGCATATCAAATTGCAGCATATGTTGATTCTTATGGAGTTTTAAAGTTTATAAATATTGATGGAATCTTTGACCCAAGCAATCCTATTAATATGCAACTGCATGACACAACGGGCGGGGTTTCTGTAACAGGAATAAGTGGTACTAGCATTAATGATGGTTATGCTAATAGCCTAACTATTGATCCTAATATAGTTATTGATACTTTTACAGAAACAACAAAGACTAAAGTTGGAAAAGCAACTTTAACATATAAGACCCCACAAATTGAAAAAACTATTTCTTCCGATCCTAGACTAGCTAATAACTCAAATCTTTATGTAGATTTTGCACCAACATTTATGGATTCCACAAATGCTATCTGGGATTCAACTATTGATGATGCTACAACATATAATACATTAGCATCAACAATGAAACAATCAGATACATACTTTACTGTGCCTTCTTATGAAGCAACCGCAGCATCAACACAAGACATTAACTTTAGATCATACAGTATAGATCATGATGGTTATGGAATCATTGAAAATGAAATTGTAAGTTTTCAATATAAAGAGTGGGCATTCACTGGAACAGGTGCTGATAAGTCTATTTATAATAGATCAATATTGAACTCAGGAGATTTTACAGCACAGCAAGCAGAGATAAACAATTTGTTTGGAAATAATCCATATACTCCTGCTGCAACAGGAAGAATAACAAATGTAAAAAGAGGTCAGTTTAACACTCCAGTCTCAGATCATATTGTTATGGCTAGCCTAGCAGATATACAAACAAAGTTTAATACAGGGTCATTAACTCCATCTATTGTAAATGGAAATATTGCTATAACTCAAAAAGTAGGAGCTTTTGCTTATTTATCTGCAAAAGATCCAGGTGTTAGCTCAAGTGTATATAACACATTTTCTACAAAAATTGTAGCAGGTATAAACTCAAATACAAGTAATCCTTCTGGTACAACTTATGGACTTGTAATGTTTGATTCAACCCAGTCAACAAGTCTTACTGTTTTTATACAAGAAAATATTGTAAATGGTGTTCGTCAGTATCATCTGGGGGTAGGAGTAAACGGTAAAAGCTTTTTATCAGTTCCTTATATAGATGTAACAAAGATTATTAATGATCAAACAAAATATCCAAAAGCATCTCCATTTGAAGATTATGCAAAATACATTAATTTGAAATTTGTTAAAGGTAGTGGAAATCCAAATAATGCTTTTGAGGTTTTTATAAATAAAACTCAAGTACCTTTATCAACTCTTTCTGGTTTAACTGCTTCTAGTATTGATACTTCAGGCGGGTTTGGAATATGTGTAGGTGGATTAAATACTGTTCCTGTAACCATTCATTTTGGTGAACTTTATGCAACACAAACAGCATTGCTTGACGAAGGTGCTTTATATCACTATCACCTACCTTGGTTTGCTGAAAAGTTGGCAAGTAATAAAAAGATATTTGAAATTAGTTGGATGGCACAATCAACACCAGCGGTATCTGGAATCAATTATTATGATATAAAAGATACTCAGGCACCATCATTTGATGCCTATCCTTTAAAAATACCTTATAAGTGGTATTACTATACTAATGGTGCTGCTCCAACATCAGGGATTCCCCTGCCTTCTATAGATGTTGATGAGAACTCTTTAGCATATTCACCTATATATCACTCTGGATTTAAGAGCAGATTTGCAATAGTAAATGCTTCACCATCAATGGTATGGCTAAGAAAATCTCCAGATACAATTAATAAAATAAATATAGACTTCAGTTTGATTACAGATTCACTTATAACACTAGGTAATGATGTAGTCATAGAGAAAGTTTTTGATGTAGCAAATATTAATGAAACTGTTGATATCACAAGCAGCTGGATTCAGGATAAAGATACTGCAAACTCTGTATTAAGAACTATATCAAGAGCACTTGAAGGTTTTTCAAGAAATATAACTGTATCAGTATACGGTAATCCACTTTTTGAAATTGGAGATATTGTTGTAGTAAACTACAAACTCAAAAATATAGTAAATCAAAAATATGTTGTTCAGGGAGTTCAACAATCGTTTGATACTGGTTTGTCAACTATTCTTACTTTAAATAATATTGGTGATGCAAAAGTTGTATTGCCAAACAAATACAGTGCTTCTGGAGCTTTGGGCGGTTCAGTTCTCCCTGGCGGAAGTACTGGAGTAGTAAGTGGACCAACAGGTGTATCAATTGGTGGTACAGGTGGCACAATACCTTCTCCAGCACCAGCCCCAGTATTTTCAGTTGTGGGAACAACAGGAGCAACTGCAGGCACATTTAGCTTTGCATGGTCTAATCCACCAGTAGGTACAATTTCATATAACGTAACAGTTAATGGACCAGGATCTGGAAGCTTATCTCCAAGTTATGGGTTAACAGGTGTACCACTTACAACAACATCAGAATCCTACACTGGAGGAATTCCAGGAGCTTTGTATAATATATCTGTTACTGCGATAGGTTCATTAGGAATCCTTGGAACAGCAACAGGGTATGCCAATGCATTTGGAGCGACTAGTGCATTCACAGCAACTGGAACAACGGGAAGCACACCTGGATCATTTACTATATCTTGGGCAAATGCACCATCTAATACATACCAGTATGCTATAAATGTAACTCCAAGAACTGCTGGCATCTTACCAAGTACTCTTCAGTATGTAAATTCATCAACATCATCTCAAACATTTACAAATGCTACACCAAGTGGTTCTTACTCTGTAAATGTAACTCCATACGACATAAATCAAGTTCCTACTGTTCCAGGCGGTTTTGTAGTAAATAATGTAATTGCAGGTGCATCATCAACTATCCCATTGCCAGGTATTCCTACAATAACTTATTCTAGTCCAACAAGTACTGCTACAAGTGCAGGATTTACAGTAACTTGGGCATCATCTAATGCTACTAATTACAGTGTAAATATTTATAATGGTAATAATGGTAATTCCGTATCTGGCTACCCAACTACCACATCAAACACTAGTGCAACACTGACTGGTTTAGTTCCAAATACTCAATATGATGTTTCAGTTCAAGGAATAAATTTGACAGGTTCAGGTCAAGTATTTACTAATTATACTACTACCCAAGCAGCAACTTCATCAGGAACATTTAATGTTAGTGCAACTCAGGCTGGTTATGGATCATTCAACGCTGTTTGGGCTAATCCACCAACAGGCACAGTTTCTTATAATGTATTGGTCTCTGGTCCAAACAGTGGTTTGCTTACCCCCTATTATAGCCTTACGTTAGTTCCTCTTACTACTACTTCAGAAAATTATTCACATGGAATTTCAGGTGGAACTTATACGATTACAGTATCAGCACTTAATTCATCCGCTGTAGTCATTGGAACCGCTACAACTACCATAACTGCTTAAAAAATGATATAATTAGGGGGAGGTATAAACAATGACAGTACAGACAAGAAGCACAAAAGCTCCATTTAATGGTTCTCTTTCTCTTGCCACTAAAAACAAACAGCCTATTTATATCTCTGCCACAGATAAAAGAAATAACCCAGCTTATTTAAAGAGTCATCCAGGTCAAATAATTGTTTTATCTGAACAGGATTACGCCCTATGGCTAAGACAAGAATATATTTCAACGTCTTCTGATGGTGTGTCTGTACTCCTTAATGACAATGAAACTATAGATCTTTATGGAACAATAGATCAAACTATTAGTGCTCCAGGTATACCTGTATGGAATACTTCTGACATAAGTTATGTATCCACAGATACTGGAATATTTCAAAATATTGTAATATCATTTGATACATCTGCAAATGATCCTCTTGACGGATCATACACTTATCATGTACACTATACCCCAGTAGCAGGAACTGCTCCAAACACCACTGGAACAGGACCAACACCTTCCCCAATATCTGGCTCTGAAGGAGTATCTGGTTCAGTTGCACCAGGTTCAACTGTTCTTAATCCAGTAGGTACTATAACAACTGTATCTAATACTCCAACCCTTATATCAATAAGTTTTGGGGCAGTACCAAATGCGGTCAGTTATACAGTTACTGTAAGTGGAAATGGAGTTCCATATGCAAGCCCCACTTCTGGTTCCACATCTTTTGTTGTTTCATCTGCTGGAGGACCATCAACAATTTCTCAAGCAATAGGATCTTTGGTTTCTGGTATTTATACTTTTTCGTTAGCACCTATATCTCCTGCAGTATTTTCAGGGGGACATACACTTTCTGTTCAAGTAAACTACGGTTCAGTAGGATCTTCATCGGCGGTGACTCATGCTCTGTGATTTTAAAGGAACTTATGTTTTTAAACAAAATGGTGTAGAAATAGGTAGATCTTCTAATCTTATTACATCCAATGGTCGTAAAATGATTTTGCAGTTTTTGTCGGGAGCAAGACAAGATTGGGCTGCAGATATGGCTATAGGGGCAATGCCATCACCAGCACCAAGTTTAACAGACACACAACTTAACTTTGAAACATCAAGATATCCTGTAACTTTAAAAACTTTTGTTTCTGCTAATACAGTAGCAAACAATCCAGATCTTATTCTTGTAAGAGCAACATTGCCAATTGATTTGTATGCTAATATATATGAAATAGGTCTTTATGCAACAAAAAATTCTTTATTTTCAACTTCAACAAGAAACAATATTGTTCTAACAGACTTTTCTGATTTGACTAATTGGACTTCCACTGGAACAGTTATTTTTAATTCTTATGTAGCACAAGGATATAGCTCCCCAAGAATTGGTGCTAATTCTGTAAGCTTATTGCCAAACAGTACTTATACTAATTCTAACTTATCAATAGGCTTTTCACACTACACATCAAATGATTCTTTGCAGATTCTTGCTTTTAATACAACGGCGGGAACAATTAATGTAACAATAACAGACGCATCTGGCATATCTCAAACTATTCCGTTTACAACTACTTCAGTTGCAGGATATTCAGTCTTATCGTCAAGCTTTGACCAATCAGTTAGCAGCACAAACTCAATTATTAATTTTAATAATGTTACTTCAGTAAGTATTGCTACTACTTCAGGAACATATGCTACAATTGATGCTATAAAGGTTTCAAGTGCTAATGAAATTTCAATGGAAGAATCACTTGTTAGCAAATCAGTATTGGCAAGTCCAATTCCAAAAAATCCAAACGTAGCTTTGGATGTAGAGTATTATGTAGAGATGTTGTAGGTGTAAAATGGCTACCAATAGTTTAGACGTTTTAGGCTTAACACCAAATCAAAGTTATTCTATACAAGTTTTTGCAACATATACTGATGCAGCGGGAACTACACATGTTTCAAATTATTCTCCTGCATTAACAATTACAACTCCTTCATTATCTGCAAGTGGTTCAAATTTTCAAACAACTAACTATGGAACAGATATTCAGTTAGCAGGAGGTTCATTATTTGCAGGATCATTTCCTACAAATCTTGGTCAAATTGATTTAACTACAGCAAATCCAAATGGTACAGGTGTAGTAGTAAATCAAACTGGTGTAGGTGCATATAATGCAGGAGTAAAACAATTTCTTTTGAATGCTAAAACTGGAAGTGCATATTTTGCAGGGACTATTGCAGCAACTATTATTGAAAGTACTGGATATTTAATAACAGATCCTATTGATGGATCAACATTCTCAACAGGGGGAATGGCTATTAATTTAAATAATGGATCTATTACTTCAAAACAATTTAGAATTGATACTTCTGGAAATGCATATTTTAATGGTGATGTAAGTGGATCAATTTATGGTGGAACTGGGTTAGGTACATATATCGGAAGCACTGCTCAAGCTTCTGCAAATGGAAAGAATGTTATTCATTATGGAGCAATCGCAGGAACTGGAGCATCTAGTGGTTTTGGTCCAGGTGGAACACTGTATTATACATCAGGCGGAACACCTTTATTCCCATCAACAATTTCTTATGGTTATTCAAATCAACAAGTCGGAGATACTTTTTTCTCGTATAATTCTTCTGGAAATATAATTGCTCAGTATACAGCAACAAGTGGAACATCATGGTCAAAAACTTTAATTTCCAGTCAAGTTATTTCAGAACTTGATGTTGGTAAATTAACTGCTGGAACTATTAGTGCTGCTATCAGCATGACTTCAGCAACCATTATAGGTGGAACAATTATTGGTGGTGTAATTGAAACTAATAACGGTTCTGGTCAAAAGGTACAGATGCTAAATTCTTCCAATGCAATACAATTCACAAATGGCTCTGGTGCTGTTGTAACAAGCATTTCTCCATTACTTGTTGGCGGTACTACATATGGAATAATAATAAATGATGGAACAACACCAGACACAACTTTCGGAAATTCAAAAGCTAATTTATATGTAATTCAAGGTGAAGTAAGAATTAATAGCGGTACTACTGATGGTAATGGGTCATATATAACTGTGAATTCATTAGGTGCAAGTGTTAATGGAGGAACCTCTGGAAATGTAAAAATTGGTGGTTTGGCTACAGCATCATCCACCCCTTCCTCTATTTTAATGCAAGGATCTTTATCAAATGTATATGCAGCAACTCTAACAATACAATCAACATCGTCTGGAGTTCCATCAGCGACAGGCACACACCCTGGGGATATCTGGTTGCAGTACTAATGCCAATTTTTATTAATGATAATGGAAATATTAGAAATATTTCTAAAATTTATATAAATGATAATAGTTCAATTAGAAGTATATCTAAAGGCTATATAAATGATAATGGAAATATAAGGCAATTTTATTCATCAGCATCGGCTCCAACAGGAATGTATGCTACTACCACTAATTCTACCTCTATTATTTGGGCATGGTCTTCATCAGGATTTGGCATAAATTATGATGTTTATGTCAGTACTTCATCTACCGCCCCAACATCAGGAACTACCCCAACATCTTCTGTCATATCGGGGTTAACTTATACATCTTCTGGACTTACTCAAGGAATAGTATATTATTTTTGGGTCAGGGTTACAGGATCAGCAAACCCTTGGTCTTCCATAATTTCAGGCTTAACACAATTAAATCCAGCACTTTCTGGAGCATCAAGTATTTCTGGTGGATTTACATTTACTTTATCTAATTATAATTCAGCATATACTTGGGCGGTTTCAACTAATGCAGGATCAATTTCTCCTTCATCAGTTACATCAAATGGAACATTTACCGTTTCTGGATTGGGGTCGGGTGCAAGTGCAACCGTAACTATATCAACATCTTATGGTGTAGAGTCAACAGGAACTAGTTCTGTGACGGGTAGTGCATTGGTTGTTAACCCACCACCAGGACCATTTACAGTCAATACTATAGCAGACAATACAACACTTCCATCTGCTCCAGCTTATGCTTCTGTAACTGATAATGCAAACAATACATTCTTTGGTTCATGGGCAGCAGGATCTTTGGCAACATATTATGATGCATATTTTTATAGTGGTCCAACAATTACTACAAATAATATATCTGGAACATCTACCCCAAACTATTCTTTTGGTACTTCAGGAACAGAATCTCTTCAGGTAACATCTTATAATGGAAGCTGTCAGGCATTCGTAAGCTGGGGAGTTTCTAGCAATGCTACTTCTTATACAATCAACTGGCAATTGAATGCCGTAACTCAAACAGCAATAAATACTTCAGCAAACTCTTATACATTTAGTGGTCGTGTTGCAGGAGATAACGTATATATTGTTTCTATAGTCGCCAATAATGCGTATGGCAATACCACTGGTTCAGGAACTTCCTCTGTTACCTTGGCAGCAAAACCATCATCATCATCAACACTAGCATCTGCTTCATTAACTGCACATCTACCAGGAAACCCAGTAATTTCTTTCTCAGGAATTACAAGCAGCGGATTTACTGCATCATGGCCTGCGACCTTGGCTACAAATTATTATGTTGAAATTTATAACTCATCTAATGGTGGAGATATTTATGGTCCAATAACAGTATCCACTACATCTTATACAGCTTCAGGACTTCCTGCTTCTACGCAATATACTGTTTCTGTTCATGCTATTAACACAGTTGGAAACAGCTCAACAGTTACAAACAATGTAACCACAACTGCATCTACTCCACCTATTATTGCTATTATTGCAACCCCGCCACCTATTATTGCAACCCCTATTATTGCAACCCCTATTATTGCAACCCCTATTATTGCAACCCCTATTATTGCCCACCCACCTCCAGTATGTATTCAAGGAGATACACTTGTTCGTACAGCAATAGGTTATATGAAGGCAAGAGACCTATACATTGGTCAAAAGCTTGCTTCATACTCTTTCTCAGAACTACCAGAGAACGAGCAAGACTATACAGTTGACGAATGGGTGTCAAACTCTATGACAGATGTTAAAGAGCAAGTCGCTGAGATTTATGCTATTAAAGCATCAACTCGTTTGGTGACTGTTACATTTAATGCTGATAAGAAAAAGCGATTCTCTCTTGAACACATGATGCTTGTACGCAGAGATGGAGCTTACATGTTTATTCAGTCAGGTGTCGTGCAAATGGGAGACTACCTTGTATATGACGACAATGGAGTTACAAAAGATGTCCTAGTCCATACAATAGGATACATCAACGAGGAGACAGATGTATACGAGATTAACGTTACACCTTACGACTTGATTATTGCGGGCGACCTAGTAACTCACAACCACAAGTCTCTGTTCCAGGGACCTACTAGATTGGA